GTAAGCGATGCCGGGTTGCCGCTTAGCAGGAACTGGCCGCGAGCACCGACGATCTGACGAGTGCGGGCGAAGGTTGCCGGTTGACCGGTCAGGGTGAATTGACCGCGCTCGCCAGTCAGCGCTGCATTGGCTCGGAGTGTTGCCGGCTGGCCAGCAAGCGTGAAGACACCCGCAACTGCCGTGAGCTGCTTGGCTGCCGACTTGGCAAGCGTTGCAGGGTTGCCGGTAAAGGCGAATGCTCCGGTGCCACCGTCGATCCGATAGCCCTGCTTAAGTGCAGCGGGCTGCCCGGTAAAGGTGAATTGACCGCGATCGGCAGCGAGCGCCGGGTTGTGGCGCAGCGTGGCGGGTTGGCCAGTGAAGGCGAAGGTGCCGACCGTGATCGGCAGGCTCTGGCTTTGTGCCAGGCTGGCCGGCTGACCCGAAAGCGTGAAGCTGCCGGCGATCGGGTCGATCTCGTAGGCGCCCAGCTCGGTCAGGCCAGCGGGGGTGCCAGTGAAGGTAAAGCTGCCGGTGCCGCCTTGGATGGCCCAGGTGCGGCGGAAGGTGGCAGGCTGGCCGGTCTCGGTGAAGGTGCCAGTGCCGCCGCTGAGGTAACGGCCGCGCAGCAGCGCAGGGTTGCCGCCGTTCAGTGCAAATGAGCTGACGGTGATCGGGATGCGCGGGTTATGGCGCAGCGTTGCTGGTTGGCCGGTAACGGCAAAAGTGCCGACCTCGGCGGTGATGGCGTAGTTCTGGCGCAGAGTGGCGCCATTGCTTGCGAGGCTGAAGGCGCCAGTTTCAGCTACTAACTTGTCGGTATCAGCCAGTCCAGCGGGATTACCAGTGAAGCTGAACTGCCCAGCCGTTGCATCAATGCGATAAGCAACCTTGAAAGTCGGCAGCCCTCCGTTCAGGGCGAAGGCGCCTGTCTCGGCTGTGAGAACCTTCGCCGCAGCAGTCTTGCTCAGCGTTGCCGGCTGCCCCGCCAGCGTGAACGCCCCAGTGCCGCCCTCGAGGCGGACGTTGTGGCGGGTATCGGCTGGGTTGCCGTTCAGGGCAAACGCACCAACCTCTGCCAGTAGATCTGGGCCGTGGAGCAGATCAGCCGGGTTGCCGGTCAGGGTGAACGCGCCTGTCTCAGCGGCGATCTCCTTCGGGCTGGCCTTGGTGAAGGTGGCGTCGTTGCCCGTCAGCGTGAAGCTGGCGACCGTCTGCGGAAGACTCCGCGGCACCAGCTCGCGGATGGCGAGGTGGACTGCAGCGCGGTCGTCCGTGGCACCAGTGAAGCCGATGCTGCGGGCGCCTTGGCCGGCGGTGGTCTCGCGCACCAGCGCCGAGCCGTAGTTGCCGATGTCAATGCTGTTGAGCAGCGTGCTGCCCGTACCAGCCGTTGGTGGCGCGTTTAGGCCGGAGTAGCAGCCCGCATAGCGGACGCTGTTCTGCCCCGGTGAGGTGTCATTAACGGTCTGCGCTGCCAAGGTGCCGTCGCCCTGGAGCAGCACGATGGTTGCTTCGGGGACTGCGGTGTTGGCGCCAGCGGTGACGGTGGCTGCCGCCGCATACATGACGGTGGCGTTGTTGGTCCGGTTGACCGTGATGGTCTGGTTACCGGTGCCGAGGCCACTGCCGAGGAAGAAGGTGTCGAGGCGGCCAAGCTCACCAGCAGCATCCTGCGCCAAGCCGCCGGTAAGGCGCGTGAGCGCTACGCCTCCATAGGTGACGCTGGTGACGAGGCTGGTGACGCTGGCGTAGGTGGACACAAAAACGACCACGCCCCGCGGCGTGCCCGTCTGCGTATGCGTCCAGCTGAACGCTGCCTGGCTTGCTGAACCAGTCGCACCTGTGTGCGACTCTGAGGCAGCACTATGGGCAACAGCCACGGTCCTGCCTCCGCTTCAGTTATCAGGCCAGGGTCAGGATGCCAGCAGCGTCCCAGGTGATCGTGAAGGTCTCGCCGTTCAGCAGGTCAACAGCAGCGCCGTAGTCATACCAGCCGATCAGCTCATCGTTGGTGGCGGTGTCGTTGTACAGCACCACGTAGCGGAACGTGGGCACCGTGCCGGTGGCGGTCAGCACCAGATCGTTGGCATCCAGCTTGTAGGTGCCGGTCGTCTGCGCCGAGGTCACACCAGCCAGGTTGCGGCCGGTGGTCGTGCCGTTCTGGATGTTGGTGTAGGCAATCTGAGTGATGTTGCTCAGCTGCGTGTTCGTGTTGATTGGCACCGTGTTGCTCAGTGCCACCGTCAGCGTGTCGCTGCCGAGGTTGTGAACCTTCTCGGCCAGCGCCTCCACGAATGAGTGAAATTTATTGAAGGTGGCCATGAATCGAAGGGCTCCTGTCTATGGCTTCAGTTTAGGGTCAGAACGCAACTGAGAGATTGAACTCGTTGACGGTGCCGGTCACAGCCGTGATGCTCACCCAGACGTAGCTACTGGGCGGCATCGGCTGGTTCTGGATCGTGGCAGCATCGCCTGTGGTGGTGTTGGTCACGGTGTCGCTGACCGTCGCCAGCGTGCCGACGGTCGTGCGATCAGTCGCATAGCGCAGCTCGTAGGTGACCGAGCCGCCGGACACCAAGCCAACCACGCTCGAGAGAGTGGCATCAGAAGTGGTGCGAAACAGCGTGAACGCGTCCCCAGGCTGCGGGCCGGCGATCGTGATGCTGCGCGGCGGACTGGGGCGGTGCTCCCAGCGGTTCTGCGCGTCATCCCAGGTCAGCACGTCGCCGTCGCTGGCGCCGCTAGTTTCAACGTCATGGCAGTCCGCCAGGTTCTGGCCCGTGTTAGCCCGCACGAAAATCGTGCCGTTGTTGGCGGAGCTGATCACCGCCGCGATCGGCAGCTTCAGGTTCGGCCCATCAGGCTCGACCAGTGTGAAGCCGCCCGGTGTTGCAGGGTCCGCCCACAGGATCGAATCTTCGGGATAGGCGCTGGTGTTGATGCCGCGCACCTTGCCGAAGGTGGTGACAAAGCCATCAGCGTCCGCCGCGATGCTTTCAGTCAGCACACCCAAAAACACATAGCCCGGCAGCGTACCGTTGGCGATCATCGGCGCCACCGATAGCCGGCCGCTGTTGCCGTTGGTGCCGGCATACATCACCGCCGATCCGTCAGGGATTGTGCTGGCAGTGCCGTTGTGAACCAGGAAACTCATCTCCTGCCCGACCTGCAGCACCGTGCCGCCACCCTTGGCAACGTCCAGCGTCTGGTCGTCGGCGTTCCATGCCAGCTCGCCGGCGGTGTCGGCATTGCCGCCAGTCGTCAGCAGTTGGATCGACTGCAGAATCGGATTTCGGTTCCACGGCGCATACTCGAGCGCCGACCACGCCGAGCTGCCGTTGCCGACTTTGGCCTGCTTCGTGTCTGTCTCGTAGCCGATCTCGCCATCCAAAAGCACCGGATTGGCGGCCGTCCAGTTGGCGGCGGTATCCCGGCGTACCCTGATCCGCTGCCGAGTCGTCGCCATCAGCTCGCGCCCCCGCCGTCTACATCCGGTGTATCAACCCATTCTGTCCCGTCATGCACCAGCAGGTCGCCTTGCTGGGCGTTGGTGATGTTCACATCCGTCAGATCAGCCAGGCCGAAGGTGCGCGGATCCTGGCCAGCAGCCACAGACTCAGGCGCCAGACGGGTGAGCATCAGCTCAGTGAAGTTGCCGTCATCGATTTTCATCGCCTCCCGCACCTGGTAGCTGACGCCGTCCACAGTCACCGCTGCGCCGTAGATCAGGCCGCCGAACTCAGACGTGCGCACCGTCAACCGATAGTCAGTCGTCAGCACCATGCCGTCCGCCACGATCTGGCTAGGCATGTCCAAAATCCCCATGCCAGAAACGGCGCCACTGGTGACAGTGACGCCGAAATCCGCGAGGAACAGTGACAGGTCTTCGGTGATCATGCCCGTGCCTCAAAGTGTTGGGCCCCAGCCGTAGCTAGGGCCCTGGCTTCATCAGCCGTACTTCTTCACGCCAACAGCGTTGACGGAGAAGGTGAACGAGGGGGTCGTGCCACCAAGTGTGTAGGTCACGCGCACGTAGCGCTTGGCCTCGTCCTTGCTGACCACCAGTTTCTGCTGCGAAGCAGTGGTGGTCACGGTGGTGAAGGCTGCACCGCTGATCGCGGTGTAGCCGGAACCCAGCGAATCGGAATGCTCAACGGTCACAGCCAGTGTCGGCGTGGTGCCAGTGCCGGCGGCACTGTCAAGCAGGAGCACGAGATCGCCGTCGTAGGACTGCGCGTCAACGCCAGTAGCACTACCAGTGGCAGTACGAGCGGCGGTTGCGTGGAAGTTGACAAGTTCGAGCTTGTCGAGAGCTTGGCGAAGAATGGCCATGGTTCAAGCCTCCTCAGAGGTTGTGGTGGTGGACTTGCGGCCCCGCTTCGGAGCCTCGGGCTCAGGTTCAGGCTCAGGCGCAGGCGCCAGGCGAGCCTTGTTCATGCCAATCAGCAGATTGGCGTCGGCCAAGCTGATTTCAATGAAGGAGCCAGCCTGAACTGACTCCCCCGAAATCATGACCGAGCGAAGGATCTCGATCCTCATGGCGATCAGGTGCCGAAGCAGAAGGCGCCAGGCTGCTTGACTGCGAAGTCAACGTCCTGCAGGGCGATGATCCGCACAGTGCCAGCGGTGGAGCCGGCGTAGGGATCCACGGTCAGATCCAGGCCAGACCACATGCCAACCACAAACTGGCTGAAGTCACCGAACAGGCAGTCGTTGTTGCCGAGCTGGTTCGACACGATCACCGGATAGCCGTTGATCTGGTCGTTCTCGTACACGAACTGAGCGGTCGAGGTCGCCGACTTCTCGGTGCTCTTCAGGGCGCCGCGGGCAGCTGCGTTGACGATGTAGCGCAGGGAGCCAGCATCAGCGTTGGCGGTTGCCACATCGGTTTCCATGCCGATGTACTCGGCGAAGGTGCCGAAGCTGGTGATGGTCTGAGCGCCAATACCGGTGGTGTTGGTCAGACCCAGAGGCTGGTTGGAGCTGCCGGTGCCGTAGATCGCAGCGCGATCGAGCTCAAGAGCGATCACGCGAGCCAGGTCGGCGCGGATCATGCCCTCAACATCAATCGAGGACTGCAGCAGCAGGCGGCGGCTGTAGTCAACGAATGCACCCACAGTCTTGGGGGTCATGTTGACCTGGTCGATTGCCTGCTGGCTCTCGGTGGGGCTGCCGCCCTCGCCTACCCAGTACGCGGTCGCAGCCGAGCCTTGTCTCGGGAGGCTGATGTTGCCCTGCAGGCCAGACAGCATCGTCACGCCGGCCTGCATCATCGCCATGCGATTGCGCAGGAGGTCGATGAAGCTGCCGCTCAGCAGTTCAGCGGAAACCAGGTTGCCGCCAGCGGTGCTGGTGCCGACCACGAGGTCACGACGCAGCACTTCGTTGGGGATCACGATCCCGTTGGAAGAGCGCTCGTACTTCTTGGCAGCAGCCTCGCCGACTTCGATCTCGAAGCCAGCTTGCTCGCGAGCCTTGCGGTCGCCAGGGTTGGCCAGGTAGTTCAGGGCGCGGATGAAGGAGAACTCACGAGTCTCCTTCTCGGTGAGACCAAGATCGTTGGCCTTTTCGTCAGCAATGCGGTGTTCCACTTTGGAGCTGCGGGTGTCGAGTTTGTCGAGGACAGCGGCGCGAGCCTCGTCCACGGAACGGCCACCGTCGATCAGCTCACGAGCCAGATCTTGGAGACCATGCTTGTCACCGAGTGCGGTGATGGTGGCGATACGGCTCCGCTCGGCCTCGGCGGCCTTGGACCGGATCACCTCCACGTCAGGGGTGTTTTCCATGTGAACCTCAGGTTCTTGGGGGGTTGGTGATGCGGCGGGGGCCGCAGAGTCAGTCGCGAGCGACCGGCCTACACCCACAGTGGGGTCTGCCGGGATGCTAACAACTGAAACTTCGTAAGGACTCCACTCAGTGGCTACGAAGTTATCGCCTCGCTCTTCCATCTTGTTGATGGCGTAACCAAAGCTGACGCCACGAAGAACGCCATCTTTGACATCAGCCATCACTTCCTTGGCAAAGCTATTGCGAGAGAAGCGGACCTTTACGTAGCCACGCTTTTTGGCGCCGTCGATCCATGCGCGCTCCACTACGCCAACAACCTTGTCGGGGTTGTGGTTAAAGAGCAGCGGAGCACCGTCATTAAGACGTGCCAGATCGGCGGAGCGATCCTCGTGGCTCAGCACCTCGTTACCGAAGTACCGCGCCACAGGATACTCGGAGCTGAAGGGGAACTCGAAGCTCCGATCCTCCACCTCCGAGAACGAGGTGACTTCGGTTCGGGTGTAGTTGCCTTCGAGGCTGCGCTCTTCCATGGCCTCCTCTTCAGGCGTTTCAGCCTCAGGATCTTCGCCAGACAGCGTTTCGACGACATCTTCGACAACTTCAGCCATGTGCTCGGCCACAACCTCGCTCACGGTTTCGCCAATCGCGGCGACCTGCTCTTCGGTCAGATCGTGCATCGCTCGGGTGTCATCCATCAGTTAAGCGGACCATCAGGACGCGCAGATTCAGCTCCATCCACATTACTCACCTTCTTGCGACGCGAATTGCGTGTGCGACGGGGAGCCTCGGGAGGTAAAGCAGGCTCCCCGTCGCTAGCCGGCTGCTGCTCGGCCGGTTGTACCGCGGCGATGTCGGCGTCCAGCTGAACACCCAGCTCGTCGGCCAGCTTCTTCTCCCGCGCAATCTGCTGCAGGTTCTCATCCAGGTCGCCGCCCAGCTCGGCCACAATTTGCGCTTTGGTCTTGTACCCAGCAGCTTCCATTTCGCGGTAGGCCTTCACCTCCTTCAGCGGATCAACCCAGCTCCAGCCACGCGCCATCCAGCGCGGTGTGTCATAGCGCTCTGGCCGCAGCTCGTAGTCCGGCAGCGCCAGCTCACCGCTGAGCACCGCTACATCCAGCCACTCGCGGAACACCCGCGTGTGGAAATTTTCGATCAGGTAGCTCTGGATCACCTTCCAGTGGTCGCGATCCTCGAGCAGGCTCAACCGGCTGCTGCTGTAGTTGGTCTCAGAGAAGTCCCGCGACAGGGTCTCATAGGAACAGCCGAAACCACTGGCGAACCGCCGCGTCTTCGCCCGCACGAAGCCCTCATACTGCGCATCCGGCGACTTCAGGTCGGGCACCACCACGTTTTGTCCGGCGTCCAGATACTTGAACACCCCAGGCTCGAACTCGGTGATCCGCTGACCCTCTTCCACGTCATCGGCTTCGAGCTCACCCTCGGGTGATGTGATGAAGCCCATCAGTGATGCCGTCGACCGGGCCCGCACCACCGCGGCTTCTTCGTAGCCGGCCAGCTGATGAGCATCGCCAATCACCGGCGCAAACCACGGCACGCCTCGGTGCTGATTGGGGCGCTCCGGGATAAACAGGTGAACAACATCCCTGGCTGGCAGGAAGACGTGTTTCACACTGGTGCGATCGGGCGTCCCCTGGAACCAATAATCGCCGGGGTGCCGCGTCAGGAACGCATACTGCACCGGGCGGCCGTAGGGGTCGATCTCGACGCCCATCCGCCACTCGTTGTTCTTGGCGCTCACTGCACCCTGATACTCGTCGTCGAGCAGATCGCTCTCGATGATCTCCAGCGCCATCGGCACCTTGCTGCCACCGAACGCCCGTCGGTGAATCCTGAAGATCACCTCACCAGACTCGGGCAGCGCACCGGCGGCCAGCCACTCGAACATATTGAAGCTGCTCTTGCCCGCCACGTCGCAGAATTCCTTCCTGCACCATCGGGTCCACTGGCTTTCGATCGCGCCGTTGATCCGATCGTCGCGCTTGTTCCCGCGCAGGCTCATCACCTGCGACTGCAGCTTGATCCCGCCGCCCACCACGTTGATCTGCGTGGTGCGCTTCGCCTGCCGCGCATACGGGTTGTCCCGCACCATCTGCCGGCTGCGGTCCCGCAGCTTCCGCAGACTGGTCTTGATCTCGGCGTCGGCGCTGGTGCCGTTCGCGATCCAGTCGCTCGTCAGGCGATTGATCACCGCACCCGCATAGGTGCGCCGGCGACGACGAGCCGGCTGAGCTTCAGGCTTCGACCCAAATCCAAGGGCCGTCATGACACGAGTGCGGAGTCCCATCAGCGGCCGAACCTCACGAACAGGTTATGGGGGTTGCCGAGACCGTTCGCGATCATGGCAGCCTTGTTTTCACGAGCCACTTCAGCCTTGAGCTTGGTCTCAAGCGCCAGCAGATCAGCAAGGTCGTAGCGCTTCAGGCTCCTAGTGCCGATCCGGTACTCCTGCACCGCGCCGCCACTCATCAGCGAGCGGATTGCAGCCTGAACAGCTTCAAGATCCTTCTGCGACTGCGAGCGCCCATCGAACGCACCCGGTGAGCCGGCATAGCTCAGCGACGGATCAACCGTCAGCTGACCAGAGCCCAGCGTCGTCTTGGCGCCACCCACCGTGGCCGTGGCCACCGCCTGGAAATACCAGGTGCCGGCATCGAACGCGGACGACGTGCCCGAAGCGATCGTGAATCGCCACCCTGTACCCTCTGCTGTGCCGACCACCGTCGCGCCTTCACTCGCGGTGTTGGTGCGCAGGTAGTAGGTGAGGCCGTGGTTGGAGCTGTCGATCGCAGCGCCAAACGCGTCGATCGTTGGCAAGTCCACCCAGGTAATGGTGTCGCCAGCGCGAATTGTCGTTGGGATTCTCACGGCCTCACCACTGGCGGACAAAGCTCCGTTTTGCGGGCTTATTCGATCTTAGCGGCGTCTTGCGCTCCCTTTCCATGGGCTTTTCAAGCCGTTTCTCCAGCTGATCCCAGATCGTTCTGCGATCATACTTTTGATACATCCGATTTAACGCTGAATACGCATAAACCAGTTCATCCAACGCTTCGTTCCGTTGGCTTGATTTCTTTACCCAAACTCTCTCGGGATACCCGCGCACAAACCGCGTAATCTGCTTCTCTGCCGTCAGCTCCTCGAAATACTCCTTCCCCGCCTCCGCGTAGAAGTGCAGGAACCCAGGGCCCGGCTCGTTGTGCTTCAGCCGGCCAAACAGCAGGCTCTTCACCGTGTCGCTACCAACCGGGTACACCTCGGCGCCTTTCTTCAACGCCTTGCCCTTGATGTTCAAATCCACCTTGGTGGCTTTGCCGATCGGTGGTTTGCCCTTCTGGCTCTGACCCTTGATCGCAATCACGCCCATGTTCTGGCGCTCCCTCGCGTACTGGTACACCTCCATCGTGTGGTGACCGCCCGAGTCGATGCACACCACGTCTGGCCGCAGCTCACCGCCGAGCGCATGCTTGAACGGTCGCAGCAAAATCTCGTCCAGCTGCTTCCACGGCTCTGGCCGGCTGGGATCTCCGTGGATCACCTGGCGATCGATCAGCCAGCCTTCTTCCTCGCGGCCCCATGCCCACACGCTCAAACTCAACCTGTTGTCCTGAACGTCGCAGCCGATCGTCAGCGCTGATGCCTCGGCCGGAATCATTCGGTGCTCGTAGAACTCAGCACGCTCGAGCAGGCTGTCGGCGCCGACCTTCGCCGCATAATCGTCTTCCCAGCTCTCGCCGAGCACGGTGTTGACGAACGTCTTCAGCGCCTCCGGGTCGCTCTTCGCCTCCAGAAACTCATCGCGCAGGTTGTCCCAGCTCGCATTCGGGCTGTAGCTGTACGCCGCCCAGACATGGAACGAGGCATGCTTCCCGTTGCCTGGTGCCGTCGCACGCCACTTGCCGCGCTCCACCATCCAACGCTTCTTCGAGTGCGGGATCAGCACGCCGCACTGCTCGCACACGTAATGCACCGGTGAATACTGGTCGTCCCATCGCATGTGCGACCACTTCAGGTATTGCATGTGGTCGCAGTCGGGGCAGGGCACGAAATACCGCCGCTGATCACCCTGGGCGAACAACCGCTCAATCCGGCTCGCGTCCTTCAGCGTCGGCGTCGACCCAGCAATGATCTTGCGGTTCCAGTAATACTCCGTCCGCCTGATGCCCAGCTTGATCTGGTCGCCTTCAGGCCCGGCGCTCGGTGGGTAGCCGTCCGTCTCGTCAAACATCACGATCCGCCGGCTCACACGACGGAAACCTCGCGGACTGTTCGCCCCCACCAGGCCCAGCGTTCCGCCCGGATACTGCTTCTGCAGGATCGTGTTGGCTCCGTCCTTCGCCTTGCTCTCGCTGACAAGCCCACGCAGCACGGGGGTATCGCGCAGCATCGGGGCAATTTCTTCTTTGGAATATCCTTGTGCGTCTTCAATGGTTGGCTGCACCAACATCATTGGACAAGGATCTTGATGAATATGAAATGCAATGCACGCATTTAAGCACTTGGTATATCCAACACGTGCAGATTTCATCACACTTATTTGTTCAATACTTGGATCTGTTATCGCATCCATGATCCCCTTCTGGTACGGCAGCGTGTGCCACCGTCCAGCCTCGGCGCTGCTCTCGGCCGACAGGTAAAAGTGCCGATCAGCCCACTCGCTCAGCGTCAGCTTATCCGGTGGCTTCCACGCTCGCAGCGCCTCCCTGGCCAGGTCCGAAACCTCAGCCATCGGCCAGCTCCTCCAGCGCCTCGCGAATGATGTCCTCGAGGATCGCGATCTGATCCTGGGTGAGATCCGGGATCCGCTGCTTGGCCTTTGACACCACCCCGAGCACCTTGGTGCGGCTGATGGTAATCACCTCCACCCACTTCGCCTGAACATCAGCGGACCGCACCAGCAGCCCTTCCTTCTCCTTCCGCTCGAGCTCAAGCAGCTCGGCTTTCAGGTACTCGGTGCGGGCTCGGCTCTCGTTGTACTCGGGGACGATGTCGCCAGGCTCTGGTGCTGCGAGTGATTGCTCGCGCTTTGGCTCTTCAACTGGGAGCTCCTGCTCCTCCGGCTGAGGCTTTGGCCGCGGCGGCGGGAATGCTTTCTCACCAGCAGGTGGCTTGGGGCCCCTGCCGATCTTCTGCATGGTGTTGGCGAACCAGTCCTCGCGCAGGGTCTCAGATTTGATCAGCTCGCGGCCGTCCGCCGTGCGAACGACGGGCAAGCGGCCCTGCTTGATCGCCTTGTAGACGGCCGTCCTGGACACCCCGAGGGCGTCGGCTGCTTCTGACTTCGTGATGAGCGGCAAGGTTTGCCGGCTGTGTAAACCAAGGTTACAGGTTTACAGTTCTGGTTGACACCAGGCGCTGAAACCCAGTCCTGGAGAGTAATATGGCCGGTTGCCCAGTTGACGGGTAAAGGGGAGGTATTGCGTGAGACGCAGATGAGACCCGTGAGACCTGAACTAACTTCGTGCGCTGATGCCTAGATAAATAACGAGATTCGAATCAACCCGCGAGTCCCTGCGGCCAGAGGGACCCACGCTATCACGATAGTGTTGTATCGTGGCGGCGTGTCCGGGCCGACCGGCTGGCTGCGGCGCGCGCCAATCGCCGCGCGATCGCCGCGCGATTGGCTGGCGATCGCATACAGAAACGCCGGCACGATCACGCGCCGGCGCATACAGAAACGCCGACGCTTAGCACGTCGGCGCATACAGAAGCGCCGCGCGATTAAGCGCGGCGCTTAGACTTTACCGATCGGTAATCACGCCGGCAACCATTGCACGGCGCCGTCGGCGAGACGCACGATCGGCGCGGCCGGCACAATGAAACGGTCGGCGATCGATCGATCAGCACCGCGCGCGCGTTTCTCGCGCAGCACGATCGCGACGCCGGCCGCGCCATCGGTGAAACGGTGATCAGTCGCGTCGCCGTCAACCACGCGCAGCGCCGCGGTGCTGCCGCCGGTGCTGATCAGCATTCGGGCCGGCAGCGGTGCGCCTTTAGGTAACGCGATCGGCACGGCGACGGCGAACCCGGCAGCGGCCGCGGCGAGCGCGTCGGCGCACGCGGTCGCGCGATCAGCGGCGAACGACGCCGTAACGTGCCAGCCGGCCGCGCGCTGCGCGATCAATCCGAGCGGACCGTGCACCGGCGCTTTGCTGTAGTCGTACAGAACGGCAGAACCGTCGGCGCGCGCGGTCGCGAGCGCGTCGGCCATCGTGACGGCGTCGCCGTGATCGATCGTTAAGCCAAACCGGCGACGGATCGCGACGGCGTCGGCAAGTGGCAGCGCGAACCGGCGAACATGCCACGGCGTTTCATCGGTGCCGCGTAGCCGCACGGCGAGCATGCGGCCGGCAGCGCGCGCATGCTCGCGCGCGATCGCCCAAAGAATGGCGCGCGCGTACGTTTCAGCGTCGGCGAGCATGGCAAGCGTGCGCCGGCCGCGGCACGCCGTCACGTCGACTGAGAGCCCCCCATGGCCGGAACCTGCCAGACAAGCGGCTGAACATCCGGCCGTGGCGAACGCGCAACCGTTGTGCACGCTCGCGCGGCCGATCGTGCCGGTTTGTTCGGCGAGCTCGCGCAACGCCGGCACGTAACCGCGCGGCGCGGTGCTGCCGACGGTTACAGGGTTAATCGCGCGCGCCAGAGCGCGCTCTGGCAAGTGGTGAAGGATGGCACTGTGCACGCGCTCCGAACCCTTTAGAAGTTTCGGGTTTGAAGTGGTTAGCAAGTCGGCGAGCTGTAGCCGATACGTGGTTAGCAGCTCGCGAACGTCGGCCGGCACGTTGGCCGGCGCGTTGCGGCGAGCTGCGCCGGTTGTGGTTGCGGTTTGCATGGCAGGTAAGTGGTAAAGGGTTTGTTTGTGCTAGTGGCGATCTGAAACGCGCCACGTGCCGTAGGGTCCGACAATGCCGACCGCGCCGGCCGCGTAGTCGGCCGCGTAGCGTTTGAGAATTCCGGCGAGCATCGCGCGATCGGCTGCCGTCGGCGCGGCGATCAAACCGACGGCGACGCCGTCGGCGTTGCGCACCGTTTCGAGCGGTTGACGGTTTGTCACGGCAGCACCGGCGCAACGCGGAACAGGCGCAAATCACCACGCACCGCGCGGTAAAGGTGCGCGCGCCGTTCGGCGACGGCGAGCGGCACCGCGGCCGGCGACGCCGGCAGCCAACCGGCGACGGTGCCGGCGAACGTTTCGATCCTGTAAAGGGTTTGCATGGCAGGTAAGTGGTAAAGGTTTGCGGGAATGATCAGCGCGTAATCAGCGGCGCGTGATCGTACGCGCGTTGCGTTACGCGGTCGGCGAGCGGCACGCCGTCGGCGATCGCTTCCAAGCGATCAGCGCGCGCGATCAGATCAGCGGCGAACGCCGGCGACGTGACGCGAGCGGCGAGCGCGCGCAGCGTTGCGGCTTTGCGCAGCGGTGCCGGTTTGACCGGCAGCGCGTAGCACGCGGCAGCGTAGCCGGGATCCCCCGGCAGCACCGGCAGCACCGGCAGCACCGGCGCGCGGTCGCCGTGCGACGGCAGCACCGGCGCGGCATGCTCCCCCGGCAGCACCGGCGAGCGGCGCACGGCGCGGCCGGCAGCGTGCGCGAGCGCGTCGGCGACTGTTTCAAAGTCGCGCGACGGCGCGCCGGCATGCGACGCCAAAAACGCGGCGTCGCAGTCTTCAGCGCCATCGCCGGCGCGAACGTATGAAACGCCGGCAAACTGCAGCGTTTCCGCGTCAGCAGCGTTGCCGGACGCCAGCACAACAACGGCGACGGCGTCGGCGTGGTAACCGTCGGCAGCGTCGGCGACGGCGTCGGCAACGCGCCAACGGACGCCGTCGGCGACGGTGCCGAGCACCGCGCGACCGTCGGCAGCGCCAGAGCGCGCGTAACGGCGCGCGTCGAATAGCGCCGCGGTTTCAAACCGCACCGCGTCAGAAACCGACGCGAACGGCACCACGTCGACGCCAGCCGGCGCCGCGTGCCATGCGGCGCGCGCGGTCGGTTCGATCGGTTCGGCGACGGGTTCGGCCGGCGTGCATCCTGACGGCGTCGGCATGTCGGCCGGAATCAGCGCCGGCCGCGCGTAGTCGGCGAGCTCGCGCACGGTTGACGCGATCACGGTGCCGCATTCAACCGCAGGGAACCAGTAACCGGGCGCCGCGTATGCGACATAAGAGCGGCCGCCGAACGCGCAGCCGGATTCGGCGTGCACCGATGCGACGCCGGCGCGGTCGGCGACGCGCTGCGCGCCTTTGGGGAGGGTTTGTGTCATGGCATGCAAGCGGTAAAAGGTTCGCCGGTTGGCGTGCGCAAATCCTACCGATCGATCAGCGCGCGTGCACCTAGCACGTGTGACGGTTCGCCGGTCGGCCGCGTTGCGACATGCACGGCACCGTCGGCGAACGTGACGGCATGCCGACGCGATCACCTAGTCACGTCGACGCGATCGCCGATCAGCGGAGCGCGTACGCGCGAACCACGCGGGCCGGCGATCCGTCAAGCGTGCGCAACGTCGCGAAACGTTCGCCGCGCGGCACCGCACCCGATGCACCTAACCGTGCACCGCACCCGATGCACCCAACCGTGCACCGCAGTTTGAGTTAATTACAAACAGCGCAGTTTGCATTACTTGCAAACAGCACTGTTTTAGATCTTGACACAAATAGTACAAATGTACTAATAGTACAAATGTACTACAGTACAAATGTACTATAGTACAAATGTACTAATCAAAGATTTTGTATATAGCGGGGTGGCCTAAAAACCACCCCCAGCCGTGTGTAAAAACACCCCTAAAGAACCGACCCCTTGCAAGTCCCTTAAAAACCGACCCCCCGCAAGTCCCCAAAGGAATACTCGAGGCAAGCCTCCATCAGTTCGTCGTCGGTGGCGGTCATCAGGTCGTTGCGCAGTTCGATCATCTGATCCTCGAAGATGTCGCCGCTTTTCACCATTACGGCCACAAGGGTCGCAACAGCGTCAATCCGTTCATCGTGTGTCATGCCAGTCGGCTCCACTCTTCAGGGCATCGGTCGTCGCATTCGCACTTGAGCTCAGAATTGCTCAGGCCAGCCAGCCAGGCCTCAGTCTCGGCGATCTGAGCCTCGCTGATGTCGCCCACTTCAAGCATGGCGTCGATCATGCTGTCGATGATGCGGGCGCGGGTGGCTTTGGTGATGTAGGTGGTGGCCATGGGTCAGGCGAGGGTAGGGGCAACGTAATCGTTAGCGAGCAGCTGCTCAGCCAGGCGCTCGGCGTCCTCGAGCACCATCAGGTACTGGCTCGGGAGCGGTTGGTAGCTGATGCCGTACAGGTCGTTACTGAGGCCATGAGCCTCAATGTGCCAGCCGGCGTCGTGCAGGGCACGAATCACCTGCTGGGTGTAATCGCGGGTCTTGTTGAGAGTGACCATGGCGGTAAGCGGTAAAAGCGGCTCGGTGGCCGTTGAGCGAATGGTAAGCGGCTGCCAGAACCCCAGCAGCCGCATTGTTGCAAAAGTCAACCGATGGCCGACAGGCTGACGTAGCTCTTCGGTCGATCGGTGGCCACACCGCACACCTGCTCATCCAGCTGCAACTGGCGCAGCTGCAGGGCCATGTTGTCGCATACGGCGCTGTAGCTCCAGTTGTGCCGATGCTTGCGGGTCACCAGCATGCCCTGGGTCTCGATGCGGTCCAGGTTGTGACGCTGCATGTGAGCCAGCAGGAACTCACGATCCTTCGAGAGATCAGCTTCAAGCTGCTGGATCTGAGCCTGGATGGCCTTGGCACGGGCCAGGCGCTTGCCGATGGCGCCAGTGGGAGCGTAGGAACGGATAACGGTCATGGTGCGCAGGTGGATTGCTGAACGCCCCAGAACTGTAACCGATGGCCACACCGCTCGTGGCGTCCGCTGTCGCATTTCTTCACATTCGGCATCGCGGCCGGTGCCGTGGTAGAGAGGCCACGGGAGCGTGTGCCAAGTCGCCGCGGCCCGGCACATAGTGCGCATGTCCTGCAGGCTCGCAAGCCAAGCATCGCCGCGGCCATAAAAACCGGCAGCCCGCCGTGTGTGAAATCGCCCCTTAAAAACCAAACCCCAGCAGGTCCCTAGCCCTGCCGGCTGCGCTCCACAGTCTCGAGCGCCAGCCCCAAAAAAGCCGGCATCGCCCGAGTCCCAGTTTCCCATCGAGCAATCGTCACCCGATCGACGCCGAGCTTGTCAGCCAGCTCCTGCTGCGTCAGTTCCAGGCGCTCGCGGAGCGCAGCGAGGTCTTGAGGTTTCATCAACACATCTGTAGCCGGCGGCTACCAAATTGTCAACGACCACCCATCACCTCCCTCAGCTTGCCAAACACCAGGTTCGGGAACTCCTGCGTCGCAACCCGATCGGTCAGGCCATAGAAGTCGTAGCGCGTCTGCACGCTCGGCAGCGATGGCAAATACTTGAACAGCATGTCGAGGTCGCGGCCGGAACGCCGGTAGATACCAGGCTTCAATCCCGAGCGACTGAAAGGTCTGGCAAAGAAATACTCCTTCTTGGGTGCCCGCTTTGCCTGCCCATACCGGCGGTCGACAAAATCTGTCATCGCGCCGATCGAATACAGCACCTGGGTGTACTGCCCTTGGGAGATGTTTCCGTATGAGTTCAACCTCGCAGCAGCGCTTTGCCGAATCGGCAACATGTAGGCGCCGGATGATATAAACCCACGACGCGCAAGCGCCTTCGTGAAGCGCGTGTCGTAAACCTGCTTCGATCCACTGCCGCCAGGCTCACGAACCTGCGGATAAAGATACTTTGAGGCCGGGTTGCCCTTGGCTCCAAATTCTTTGACGCCGATATAGCTGTAGAGCTTTTGCTTGTCAGCTCTGGTGTAAAAGATCGAGCTCAGCGTGAACGGCACCGGATTCCTGAACACCCGCTGCATCTCGTCCCGGTGCGCTGCCTGCAGCACAGGCCCCAGCCGGTTGAGCGCGTAGCTCATCACGAACGGCATTTGCACCCTGCGGATGATGTCCAGGTTCTTGACCACCTGATCCGCGTCAAGGGTGATCGAGCCTTCGCGCCAATTGCCGCTGCCGGAGAACGTGATCGCCACTGGCGCCTCCTACAAAACCCCACCGTCGACCGGGGCAAGGGCATTCTACGCCGCCCTGACGTTCCGCGCATCCCCCACGTACACCGTCCGCTGCTCCCGGCCCAGCCAGACGGCCGCTCTGTGCCCCTGTACGCCCTGCCAGGTGCCTGAGGCCCATCCAGAGCCCATGTAGACCTTGCAGGCGGCTCCACGGGCCAGGGAGGGCCAGCTGGTGGGGCCGGCGGCGAGGCGTTGGTGGTCGGAGAGGGGCTTCGGCAAGCGTGTGACGGTGAAACGGTGGTGTGACGGTGAGCGTTACGCCCAAAATCCAGTCAGGGCCTGGATTGTGACGTTGTAACAAACAAATCTATTATTAAAGATAATAAGAAAGAGGGGGGTAAAAGGGGGTATAGGGGGTAGGGGATATATGTATCTCTATGGGGGTGTCCTGGGAAAAACCGTTACAACCGTTTTTTCCGTCACTTCCCTTGCGGCGCAAGGGGTTACAGCGACACACGCTCGTTTCAAAACCCCAAAAAGCGTTACACAGTCTCAAGCGTCTCAAGTGGGACCAAAGTTGCGCGAGCGACACCGCTTCCCTTGAACCGGACCGTCCCAGCGCTCACCGAAGCCCCGTTAAGGCGCCTGAGAGACTGCCGGTACGCGTTGCCGGCCCATGGGGTGTCCCGCAGCAGGCTCTGCAGGTTGGTGTTGTTGTTGGCCACCGCCAGGGCGCCACCGGTCACCCGCAGCCCGTAGCGGCCCAGGATCGTCTCGACCTCATCGGAGGGCTGGTCCCGGCCGTAGACGGCGAAGATGACGCCGCGCTGAGCCATCTGGACGAGCTCAAGCACCGACATGCGCTTGCCGCCATCCACCTGCACCAGCGCCTGGAGGATGTGGCTGATGCACTTCACCTCATCCGCATCGGTGGCGTCCACCTCGCGGCTTTCCCAGTCCATCATGCTGATCCACTCAATGGCCTGCTGCAGCGAAAGTTCACCGCCACCAGCCGGCTCGAGCGTCCAGGCGCCAGCCAGCAGGGTGCCGTACTGATCGCCGAATCGCTGGCCGAAGCGGCGTGACAGGGCCGCCGCGAGTGTCTTGGCGTTCTTGCGGATTGTCGGGATCTGCTGGAGAGTGCGTGCCACCAGCTGACGGCCGTTCTCTTCGGTGCAGTTGCTCAGGATTTGCTGTTCAAATTCATTCCAGTCATCCTTGTCCATGTGATCCTTGCGCAGGCCAAGTACGCAAAAGCGATCGAGGTCGGCGCGTTGAATCAGAGCGACGTTGATGGAGCTGCAGCAGAACATAGAGCGGATCTCAAATGTGTTTGACCCGCCAGAAGTTGTGCCTTTGTAAATCTTGCCGCCTTCCGAAGATGCGATGCGTGCAAGGGCGAGGATGTTCTGAACTTGCTGCTTGTCTTTCTGCTCGTTCTGCTCGAGTTCGTCGAACACCACCGGGATAGCGTCAGAGCGAAGTTGACCGCGAAGGCCGGCCTCGGTGGTGCCGCCGGTGGCACCCTCGAACATGCCACCGAGCAGCGGTTTCATGAAGGACTTGAGGATGGTGGTGTTGTGGGTCACCACGAAGTCGTCAGTCACGTAGAGCCGATCGGGGTGATCGATGGCGATGCAGGAGCACTCCTCGGGCGCGTCCGGTTCGATCGACACGACGTTGAGATAGAGGCAGTCGGCGTACTGGTAGTTGGGCGAGATCCGCTCTAGCTTGCGCGGCAACGAGAAAGCGATGGTGGGGTCGGGCAGCCGAATGCCGATGATAAAGGCGGTCCTGCCTTGGCGCCGTTCGCCATTGTGGGTATAGGAGGGCTGCTTCACGCTGACTTTGGCGATGCCACCCAGTGAGCGAACGAGTTCGACAACGTCATCACGCAGTTGCTCGGACACCGTGCAGAAGCTGATGCCACCGGTCTTTTCGGCTGTGCCGTCTGTGTCCATGAGGCCCTTGAGCAACTCGATGCGGTCGTCGATCGAGGCCTCGAGGTAGGCGCGAGGAATGAATTTTGTGTCGGAGTGCGTGCCCAGGAGCCTCAGATCCTTGATCGTCTGCCTGGTTTGCTTTCCGTAGCGCGACAGATCACCGAGACGATACCGGCCGCCGACGTTCGTGTCGAAGAAGTTAAAAGGTGATCCCTCGAGACACTGACGAGCCCGGCCGACGATTTCCGAATCGAAGACGGTGAGGTTGTTGCCACCGCCCTCAACAAACGAGCCGTCGCCGAGCATGACGCCAAGCGCGTATGGGTGCAGCGGCAGAAGCGAGGTAGCCCCACCGTTGCGAACGGTCATTGCGTGGCAGAGGGGGACTGCGAGGCTGCGGGATTGCCGGGTTTCGGTGGCGAGAATCTCGGCCATCTCGTCAGTGGTGCGGATCCGCCAGCAGTGCTTGACGCGAACTTTCCAGAGATGGTCTGCGGTAGCACGGGTCGAGCGGCCATCAGCGAATGTGATCCGGTAGGTCAACTGCTGTCCCTGCGGGTACTTTCCGCGAACTCTTGCGAAGCCGTTGTCCGGCGTGGAGACCAAGTCCCCAACCTCAATGTCGCCCATACATCGCCAACCGGTCGGGGTGAGCACATTCGCAGAGTGTGGCTGGGCCTTGCCGGTGCCGGCGCCACCGGTCACCCAGATGTGTGGCCGCCAGTCCAGGGCGCCACAAACGGGTGCGAGGACGATCCAGCCGAGGAGCAGGTTGGCGCTGGCCGGTGTCTCCCAGCGAAAGCGCTCGGCGATGACCCGCACCTTGGCGGCGAGCTCGTCGGAGAGGATGTCGCGGCCGGGCCCATCGATCGCCTTGGCGTTTTCGTAGAAGTAGAAGCTCTTGAAATCGATTGGCAGCTTGGTGATCTGGTGTGAGCGGCCGTCAATCACGAGGCGATTGCCGAGGTGGAGGATGACGCGTGAAGCATCAGCCCAGGCCCCGCGGCCACGGACACGGGAGGGGTCGTAGACACCCTGCGTGATGCAAGAGCCGAGGATGGCGTTGACGGCCGAATCCCAGTCGATGCGACCGTTGTCGTTGGCAAAGCCGTTAGCCCACCACTCGAGGGGTGCGAGCTGCAGGAAGTGGGACTTGTTGTGCTGTGCGGCGGTGAGCGGAATGACCTGGCAGGCGTTACGCGGCAGGTAGTAGTAGATGCCGTGATCGAAGCCGAGGGGGCGAAATGGGAGGGAAGCGGCAGGCCCTGGATCGGGGGCGTCATCCTCGAGATCCGGCTCTGGATCAGCGGTTTCAGCTGGCCCATGAGCAGGCTCTGATTTGGGGGGCAAGTTGTGGGGCAAGTTGCGCAGCTCGGCCGGGCCCGGCTTGACGCGTCGTGGTGCCCGGTAGCCATGCTGGTTGGCCCAGTACCAAAAAGTGCCAGCAGCAACGTCGTCACCACCGGAGCCGGCCACCTGATCGATGCCATGCCACTGAGGTGAGTGCGAGGCCATCATCGACATGGCGGTGGCGGCCGAGCTGCCGGCCTCTTCGACGGCAGCGATCAGACCCCAGAGGATGTTGCGGTACATGGGGTAGGTGTTACCGCCTGGCACCCGCGGAGGGATGGCCTGCAGTGCCCGCTGGATCTCGTCGAGGCCCTGGGCTTCGTAGTCGGTGAACCTGCGGGCTTGCTCGATGCGGGTGTCGACTACCGGCACCGGCATGGTCGCGGCGAATTCGGTGATCGAGTAGCGGGCATCCGAGAGGTGGATCAGCTGGGCCAGCTCCCCGGTCTCCGGGTGCGGGGTGCCGGGCAGGCGCATGACCCGACTGGGGTTCTTGAGCTGCCGATCAGCGTCGGCGTAATCAAGCAAGCGGGTCTGGATGGGCTTCCAGATCTCGGGGCTGACGGGGCCGGAGAGGACCCAGTAGTTGTGGATGGACTTGCCACCGGTGTCGACCTGAATGGTGGGCTCGGGCAGGCCGAGCTCTTTCCATGCGGTGACCTGCCAGTCCTTGGGCCGATCGTCCCACTCGCAGAAGAGGGCGATGCACTCTGTGATGTCGGCATCCTTGTCACCGCCGTTGTTGATGACGACGTAGACGCCGCGGCCATCGGCCACCCAGGACTCAATCAGCGCCTTGCTGGGGTCACCCTTTGCGCCGTGATCAGTGGCCTTGCGCGGGTCAGTCTTGGCATAGAAGCCGCGGAGGCGAGTGGTGCCTCTGGGTTTGCCGAGGGCGGCGAGGAACTGGCGAGCGGAATCAAGGTCTACGGGCATGTGAGCGTGTGGGTGAATTGAAGACGCGATCCATCTCGTCGTCGGTGGGTAGCGGGAACCACTCAACGAGTTTGCTGAAGAAGCGTCGCAGGGGCTCAGACACCACGGAAGGCGTCTGTTGCAATTCGCAACGCTTCTGCTGGTGAACGGACGATGGCCGAGATGCCACCGGCTGCTCGGATGTGATCGATGAAAGTGCGCTGGGCTGGTGTGACGCGACCGGTTGCGGTCTTGACCTCGATGGCGGTGAAGACCGCGAGTTTGCGGCCGACCATGTCGGGTGTGACGGTGACCGATCGGTAGCCGATGAGATCGGAGCCACCTGGGGAGGCGACACCGAACTGGACCCAGCGACCGGTGCGCGGATCTGGGAGCTTGCCGGAGTTGTTGCGCCAGAGGCGGAGGCCGGGAAGAGTGCCAACTGCGAGACGGATCCGCTGTTGGATGTCGGTCTCGGTGTTGGCCACGGGTCTGGACAGGTGCTGGGCTCCATCATGGGCGCCTGGAGAAATACTTGCAGGCGATGGCGTTCGGCGGGATCGGCTTGAGCCACTTGCCGGCCATGGCCTTGGCCTTGGAGCAGCAGAACCGCTTGATCTGAACGAAGGGGCGGGGTGCGAAGTAGACGCAGTCTTTACAGGTGGCCCCGATCGATGGATCACCGAAGTGCGCCTGGCCGGGGTGGGTGAAGTGGTCGATATTCATGCTGCCCTCCTGCGTTGGCGGGCGGACAGAACGTGCCGGGCCCAGCCCTCTGGGTGTTTCATGCCGCGTCTGCGGCCGATCTCGATCAGTTGCTCGAGCGTTTGCGCGGAAGCTTGCTCTCGATTCCGCTCACGCCGTAGAGCTGCTTCGTCAACCTCCACCAGCTCGCCGTCGATCTGTTCAGGACCGTGCGGCACTGTCTCCCGCACATATACGTGGCCACAGCAGGGGCAAACAGGAGCTGGAGCATGAGCGGCAAAACAGGACGGACATTCACGAACAGCAGGGGGACTGCCAGCTCGCTTGGGTTTGGCGTCGAGGGACCATTCGCGTGGATCTTGCGGAAGGCCATGCGTAAAGACGCAACTTGCGTGATCTAAGACGATCAGATCGCGTTTGCCGTTCGCTATTCGCAAACCACGACCGACCGACTGAAGGTACATGGTGAGGGACTTGGTGGGGCGCAGCAGGATGACGCAGCCGATTTCAGGGCAGTCGACACCGGCGACCCAGAGGGCGCAGTTGCAGACGATGTCGATGGTGCCGCTGCGCAGACCGGTGAGTGCGGCTTGACGTTCCTCGCGTGTGGAGTTGCCGGAGATGGCGACAGCGCGGTAGCCGGCGGCGGTGAAGGCTGCGGCGGTGTGCTCGGCGTGAGCGATGTTGACGCAGAAGGCGACAGCGGGCCGGCCATGGGCAATGCGTTGGTAATGCAGTACGGCGTCACCGATGATCGAGGGGCGGTCGACCGCTTCGGCGAGTTGGTTAAGGGCGTAGTCACCGGCCTGAGAGCGGATGCCGGTGAGGTCGGGCTTGGTGGGTGCGTAGTAGCGGATGGGTGCGAGCAGGCCCTCGGCGATGAGGTCAGCGGTGGAGCAGGTGGGGATGATCAGGTCAGAGACCTCGCCGAGCCCGCGACCGTCCAGCCTGCTCGGGGTGGCCGTAAGCAAAAGCAGTCTTGGGTTCCCGGCTTCGGCGACCACCTTCTTATAGGTGTCAGCCACGCAGAGGTGGGCCTCGTCGATGATGATCAAGCTTGGCTTGGCGACCACCGGCCGGCGAACAGCTGTCTGCACAGAGACGATTTGCACCGGCTTGAAAGGATTGCGGGGCATGCCGGCCATGATGAAGCCGTGCGGAATGTCCGCGGTGTCAAGACGACGAGCGGTGTCGTCGAGGATCTCGCGGAGGTGAGCGAGGAACCAAACGGTGCCACCCTTGTCGATCGCCGAGCGGATGATCTCGGCGGCGATAGTTGTTTTGCCTGCACCAGTAGGCGCGACCAAGCATGGCGCTTTGTAGCCGGCAGCATAAGCAGCGCGAAGATCCGCGATGGCCTTGGTTTGGCGAGGACGAAGCTGGATAGCGGGTTGCATGGGTCTTGACCTGAATCGGTCAGTAAGGGATAAACGGAAAAGCCGAGCAATTCTAAGGGCTTAGCCGTGAAAAGCCGTGAAGTGTGACGAATTACAACAGGAGATGGTGAAGGTGAGTGAAAAGGCGGTAAGTTTGCCGAAGACACCCGAGTTCATGACGCTAAGCAACGCCGAGTATCACGCCCGGCCAGAGATCTCGAAGTCTGGCTTGGACATGCTGCGCCGCAGTCCGCTGCATTACTGGAACAGGTATCTGAACCCCGATCGCGTGATCGAGCCACCGACAGCGGCGATGGTGATCGGCTCAGCGTTGCACACCAGGGTGCTCGAGCCCCACCTGTTCGACGATGAGTACCTGGTGGCGCCGGACGGCATCGATCGCCGCACGAAGGAGGGCAAACTGCGCTGGGCTGACTTCGAGCAGGAGGCGGCCGGCAAGACGATCCTGAAGGCAGAGGACGCTGCGCAGATCGAGGCGATGGCGCAGGCGGTTCACGAGCACCCGGCAGCGAGGATGCTGCTGCGGCTGCCAGGTAAGTGCGAGCAGTCTTACTTCTGGACGGACGAAGAGACTGGCGAAAAGTGCAAGTGCCGGCCTGACTTTCACACGGACGATCGGCGGATCATTGCAGATGTCAAGACCACGGACGACGCGAGCCCCCGCGGTTTCATGCGGTCAGTGATAAAGTATCGTTATCACGTGCAAGCCTCGTTTTATAGCCAATCACTTAAAGCAGAGCAGTTTCTATTTATCGCTGTCGAAAAGAAGCCGCCGTTTGCCGTCGCGGTGTACGCAACCCCGACGGAATTGATTGATCGCGGCGCAAAAGAAGCTGCTGACGACCTGCGACTCCTTGCCACATGCCGGGTCGAAAATCGATGGCCCGGCTATGGCGACGAAATCCAATCGTTAGCAGTTCCATCGTGGCTGCAAGACGACCAAGAACAGCCCATCACTGAAATCGAAGGCTTCTGATGTCTAACGAACAAAAGACAAGCACTGCGCTTGCTGTTACTCAATCGTCTGACGGTGTGTTCACCGGCATTCAACAATTTGAGAACGCGCAGCGGATTGCCAAAGCTTTGGCTTCATCTGCTCTGGTGCCCAAGGAATACCAAGGCCAGCAGGGACTCGCGAATACGCTGGTGGCGATGGAGATCGCGGGCCGGATGGGATTGGGGCCACTGCAGGTGATGCAGAACCTTCACATTATCCACGGCCGTCCTAGCTGGTCGTCTCAGTTCATCATTGCGATGATCAATGGGTGCGGACGCTTCACCCCGCTGGATTACAACATCAGCGGAGAAGGTGACTCGTTGAGCTGCTTTGCCTACGCGACGGAGGTCGCAACAGGGAAGGAGTTGCGCGGTCCTGTTGTGACCATGGCTATGGCCAAGCGCGAAGGATGGGCGACCAAAACTGGCTCCAAATGGCAAACCATGCCGGATCTGATGATTCGGTATCGCGCAGCTGCGTTTTGGGGGCGGCTCTATGTGCCTGAGTACCTAGTGGGGATGAAAACTCAAGAAGAAGTTGTTGATATTGAACAGGTAAGCATCGTCGAGGAATCGTCGACGGTTGAGGACTTAAACAAGAAAATCCAGCAGCAAAGCGCGTCTGAGGAGGCGGGAAATGATGAAGTTTGGTGAATCGAGCTACCTGACACCTGCCGAGCTTGCTGAGCGATGGCGTAATGTCGTTTCGCTCAGCACGCTCGACAACTGGCGGTCACAGCAACGTGGTCCGCGCTGGTTCAAGGCTGGGGGTCGGGTTCTTTATCCGATCACCGAAATTGTCCAGTACGAGCAGCGCAACATGCGCGGCTTTCCAAATTCCATTCCGGGTTCCAAATGAATCGCATCACTGCTGAACAAGCTATCGCCCAGACTGGGCGCCAGTCGAAGACTGCGCCGCTGCGGAATGAGATCCTGGATCTTGAACCCGGCGAAGCGATCGAGGTTGAGTTTGAAGAGTTCAAGCCGACCACGATCGCCCAGGTCGCTGGTAACCTGAGCCGCCGCGACACTGCCCGCCGCTATTCGGTGCGCAAGCGTCGTGATGGCGCAGGCTGCTTCGTCATCTGCCAACCCCGTAACGATTGATCGCCATGTTCAACGCAACAGTCACCGGCAACATCGGCCGCGACCCCGATTTTCAGACCACGCAGTCTGGCCAGATGGTGGCGAAGTTTTCGCTCGCTGTTCGCCAGCAAAAGAAAGACGCTCCGGCGTTTTGGGTGAAAGTGGAAGTCTGGGGCAAGCAGGCTGAGTATGTGTCCAACTACCTCAGGAAGGGTGCCAGCGTCTGCGTTACCGGCCAGGTAGCAGAAGAGCAGTGGAACGACAAGACAACCGGCGAGCTCAAAAAGGCGGTGGTAGTCAAGAACGCTTTGGTGGAGAGCTGGCAAGCTCGAGCCGAGGCAGGTCGCGACGCAGATCGGGCTCCGGCGGCAGCGCCAGCCCCACTGCCACTGCAGCAGCAGCAGGCTTGGAATTCGGCGCCATCGAGCTACGAGCCCGATGACTCAATTCCGTTCTGAATGGCTCGCTGACCTTCGCCGCCGGCACCGGCCTGAGACTGTCCTGACGCTGCTCCAGCTTCAGGCGCTCGGGCCGGGGCTTTACACAACTGAGGAGCTGGTGGAGCTACTAGGCGTCCAGGGCAGCTCCACCAGCTTGTCTTTGGCCCGGCTGAAATGCGCTGGGCTGATCCAGTATGTGGGATGGCCGAAGAAGGGCCGGCTGATCTGGTGGATCGCCGACTGGGACAACCTGACGGCTGACAGGTTGCTGCATTACCCGCGGTGGGTGCTGAAGGCCAACGCAGCCAAGGAAGCTGAGGTGTGGCTTGGCCACGAGCGTGAAGCGGCCAAAGGGCTGAACGTCAACTGGAAGACGCTGAGCAATTTTCTGAGCGGACGGTACGGCTACTACCGGCTGCTGGGAGAATGGGACATCAAGCTCAACCCAATTCAATTTGTTGCACAGAATGAAGCTCACTTTTCGCAGTCACGAATTTGAACGCGAGATCGCGATCGAAGAGATTTATGAGATGCCGCTTGAGGATGCGCGGCGGTTTCACCTGGAGCTGACGCTGGCGATCCAGAGCATGGACGACAGCATCGGGGAGGCCAACCGGCTGGAGGTGGATGCGGGCGTCCGGTTTGACCGTGACTGGATGCACAAGGCGCGGAAGAAGCGGCGGATCACGGTGGCGTTCGCCAGTGAGGCGAAGCGACGTGTGATGAAGCTGGAGGGCTTCGAGCCGGCGCGGCGGCAGTCGATCGTGGATGCGCAGCGGGCGAAGTTCCAGACGATGCGCCACGACAAGCTGCGTGAGCTGCTGAAGGAGGAGCTGGGCCCTGGCGTGCTCGAAGAGATCGAATGCGAGGCGCACGAGGTCGCTGAGGGCATGCTGAAGGCATGGCTGGCCGAGAACGGCCACGAGCAGATCTACATAACATGAAGTTTCACAACAGACAGAAGCCAGCGTCACGGGTGCTTGCTTTGATAGGCCCGTTGACGCGTCAGGAGGACGCATGACACCACTAGAAATCGTCGGCGTGATCGCGCTCGGCGGGCTTGCTGGCCGTGTGCTGGCCTGGCTGCTGAAGTCGAGAGATGGCGCCGTGATTTCGGTCGAAGTGGCCAACCAGCAGATCAGCGAAAGCGTCCGAGACGCGTTTCAAGCCGGAATGCTGTGCGCGGCTGACATCGTTACCCATAGCGGCAACGAAGAGCTGGCCGGCGACATCCGCAGAACCGTTCAATACGTTCGAACGGCAAACGACAACTGACTTAATCATCATGAAAGGCGGACCAGTTACGTTTCAATGGCACGATCAACCGATGGGCGCCTTTGGCCCTGGTGTGAGCAGGCCTGCCGAGCCAAAGCGAGCAAAGCCGTTCACGCTGGTCGTGAAGCAGCAGGCAGCGAGGCCGGTGAAGGTAACGCTGATGGCTGAGAACAGAACGCTGGCGCTGCGCTATGCGGCGAATCGGTGGCCTGGTGCTCAGGTGGAGGCGGCAGCGTGAGCCGTAACCGAAACCGCTATGCAGCATTGGCTGCCGCGAGACGAGGCGATTGGGCTGCGATGACGAAAGAGGACCACCTAGACCTTCTAGGCGTAGACATGCTGAACATGGTGATTAGCCAGGCGCTTCGTCACCCCGATCGAAGTGCCGAGAGGGCACACTCTGTGGCGGTCTTGCGTGAAGAGATCCATCGTCGCGAAATTGACGCCGTTCACGCCGAGGAGATGCGCCGATGACCGACCCACCGATCGAGCTGATCGAGCACTGGATCGCCGATGCGATTCAGTGGATTGAGGAGGGCGTGATCACGCCTGAGGCCATGTCTTTTCACATCGCATGCTGCGCCGCAGAATGGGGCTACAACCAAGGGAAAAATGAAACCTCCTGAGAAGCTCTGCCAACCTTGTGGCCGCAAGCTGGGCGGCTTTTATATTGACGATCGGTTTGTGGGACCAGTCACCCACATCGCCACTTATACGTTGCGTTGCTGCGACGTGTGCAGCAACAAGACCGCTGTTGCTGACTTGGATCAGTTCGGCGGCTTGAAAAAAGACTGGCAGTATTACCTCAAAAAACGATGAAACCTTATCCGCAAGCCAGGCTGATCGAGCTGTACCGCCAGCAGATGCAGCCATTCATGGATCCCGATGCTGTCACGCTGTTGCGGTGGTGCGATCGAGTGGAAACGCTGGCGCACTTCAATGTGGCCCGCAAGGGCTGGAGCTACGAGCAGGCCGGCACACTGATTGACGAGGTCAGGGAGCTCACGATGCGCTGGCGCGAGGAACTGCCCACCTGGGTGGTGGAGCTGCCCGCGGAGGATGGCACGGTGCTGAGCCGGCACATCCAGGCGCCGACCTACCAGCAGGCCATCCAGTTGTTCGATTAGCGCCGGAAATCCATCAGCAGGAGCTCCAGTCGGGCGATTTCGTTGACGGCCTGCTGGAGCTGGAACTGCTGCTGGCAGCACAAGCGGTAGAGCATTGCCGTGCGCGGCTCGACCTTGCGGGCGTCGATTTCAACCTTCCACTTGTCCTCAGGCGTCATTTCAGCCTGCAACCACTGACCAAACTCCATGGAACACGATGCGGTTGATCAGACCACGGTAGGCAGTGGTGTCTGTAGCCATGAAAACAGCACAATTCTCTTAAAGAGCAAAAGACGAAATGGAACAATCGCAAAACGCTACGAATGCAAGGATTGCGGCTATCGCTGGAGCGAGGGCAACGTCGGCATGAACAGATCGCTGACTGACGACCAGGTGATGGAGATCCTGGCCACGCCGCGCAATGTCACCCACGTTGAGCTCGGGCGCCGGTACGGGGTGAGCAGGGAGGCGATCCGCCAGGCCCGCTGCGGGATCACCTACAGCTGGCTGAGCCACCGAAAGCCGCACCAGGATGGGACCCGGTACTGCAGCAGCTGCGATTTCTTCAGCAGCGAGAGCGGCTGCCGGATGCAGTTCCCGGATTTCGAGGAGCTGGGGCCGGTGTTCGCCAGCGAGTGTGAGGCCTATGTAACGAGTTGCGACAAGCCGGCTGCGTAGCTCGGCTGATCACGCGATCATTGGCCTGTCCACCGCTTTTGCCATGAAGCGCCTTCTGATCTTCATCATTCCCGTCCTGACGATCGCCGCGATCGTCCACGAGCACGGCATGCGCTGCCAAACCGCTACTACGCCGGCAGGTCAACTGCCGATCTGCGAATGACCGAACGCCATTACCATTTCACCATTCCACAGTCGAACGTGTTCGACTACGTCACCGCCGTCAGTTTTACCGATGCCAAAGCAAAAGCCTTCGATGAGTACGGCCCCATGTGGCAATACATCGAATGGCTCGACCCGGACGATGACGTTAAACGAAGCGTTGAGCCCCTGGATGACTGTTCGCGATGACGTGGACTGGGACAGCTGCCCGGACAAGATCTGGGATCAGTTGCTCAACCAGGCGCCGAAAGTCGCTGCCATCGGCCGCTTTTGGTTCCTGAAAGGCATCCACCGCGCCATTACCGAGATGGAGCGCAAGGTTGACGGTCAGCCGATGTGGCAGACCAGGCAAGAACTTATCGATCACCTGAATTCGATCAATGCACCCCAGTGAAGACGACTTCCGGCTGATACCGGAAACCACGGTTTACATGACCACGCGCACGATCAATGCGCTGCTGCGTGGTGGGTATTTTACGGCCGAGCAGATCATGATGGCCGACAGCGATGACCTGATGAAGGTGAGCAACTTCGGCTTGCAGTCGCTGGCGCAGGTGGCTGCTTGGCGTGATGCGCTGATGGAACCCGAGCCAAGGCTGTATCGGGAGACCCATGATGCGGTCACTCAAGCGCTGAACGAATGCGGCAGCTGCATGGCTGACATCGAGGCGGTAGCTGCCATGCGGGTGATCTGGCAGCGGATTGCTCGCGGGCCGTTCACGGCCACCAGGATTCGGCAGATGCTGATGGCGCCGGAGGTGCAGTCATGATTCCAATGGTGCTGATCATCATCTGGGCGTTGCTGCTGGGAGTGGTTTACACATGGTGAGGCGTCTGATGAGCGACAGGGATTACTACTTCGCGATGGCAGGCCGCCCGTTGCCGCCCGGCAAATTCAGTCGATACAGGGGTGTGCAGAAAAGCAACAACGCCAAGAAGCCGTATCGAGCTGCGCTGCGCCACAAGGGAACAGTGTTCAACCTTGGCAACTTTGCTGACGAAGTCGAAGCTGCTCGTGTTTACAACAAGGCAGCGCTAGCGATCATTGGTGACTACGCAATCCTTAATGATTTGTCTGAGTATGACTGACATCCACTACGAATGGGAGCTTGAGGACGCCCAAGGCGACTGGCAAGCCGGTGGCTCTGCCAATGACCTTGAGGCAGTGCGCCGCGAAGGCTATCGCTATCTGCGGCAGTTCTCAGGAGATGGATTTCACAGGCTGATTATCAGACAACACCAACACCAAACAAAAATCATTGAGGATCTGACTTTTGGCTGACCACCCGATCACCCCACCGCCGAAGCTGCTGATCAAGGACCGCTGGTACTGGGTGCGGTACGCCGACGGCGAGTGGTTCCCGGCAGTCCATTGGCCCCAGGCCTCCGGAGGTTGGACCAACGAAGACTGCTGGGAGGACTGGGACAGCAAGGTGGTTGAGTGGCACCTCATTCCCCTGCCGGAGGTGGAGGCATGACTAACCACCCGATCACCCCACCGCCTGAGCTGGTGCAGCAGTGGATTGCTGCCACCGAGCCCTCCTAGTTCCCCG